TTAGCTACCGGCACGGCAGCGCTGGCGGCCATGCGTTCTGCGGCTTCTGCGCGTTCGATTTGCGCCGTGATAGCGCCAAATTCAGCACTGAGGGTGGCGAATTGCGCTTGTTGTTCAGCGGTCAAGCTGCCCGCTGTGGATTCAGATGCAGCCAGGGCTTGTACCTGGTCATTGATTTGGGCGCGTTTTGCGCGGAGTTCGGCGATGTTTGGCATGATGGGCCTTTCTTTGGGACATAAAAAAGGCCGCTTGCGGAATGCTTGCGGCCTTGGGATGCCCTCGCGGGCGAAAACGGTTGTTTGATTAGGTGCGGGTCTGTAAATTCATCAGGCCAGCACGCGCAGTAAAGCTTTGCACTGCCACCGGGCGGCGTTTGTCTGCAATTTGCTTGGCAATGCGGTTGATGGCTACCTGTGGGGCTTCAATGCGGTCTGCCAGCCCGGCAGCAATGGCGGCTTGGCCGTGGAATACGCCGGCTTCGGTGTCGCGCACTGCCTGGGGGGAGCATTTGCGGTTTTTGGCTACCAAATTGGTAAATTCGGTGTAGTTGCTTTGCACCAGGTCGGTTAGCCAGGCCAGCGCTTCAGGGGTGAGTGGAGCTGTGGTGGAGAGGTCGTTTTTGCGTGCGCCTGCGTAGATGGTGGTGACTTTTGCGCCTTCTTTTTCCATCTTGGCGCTCATGTCCAGGTGCCGTGCCAGCACGCCAATGGAGCCGACTCCGCTGGAGTTGCTCATGATGATCTCGCTGGCAGCGCTGGCCAGTGCGTAGGCTGCGCTGTAGGCGCTGAAGTTGACAATGGCGGTGACGGGCTTGATGGCGCGGGCCGAAAATATCTCTTCTGCCAGGTCGGTCATGCCCGATGCGCTGCCGCCGGGGCTGTCCACGTCGAGCACGATGTGGGCAATGGCCGGGTCAGTCAGTGCAGCATTCAGGTGGCCTCGGATGCCTTCGTAACTGGTCATTTTGCTGCACATTTCGACGTGTGCGCTGCGTGATACCAGCGGGCCATGCACCGGGATGATGTACACGCCGGTTTCACGGGCGGCATCAAGGCGGGTCTGGTCTGGCGCGTCGGTGCCGTCGTCGTCTTCTTGCATGGCCAGCACGCCGGGTGCTGCACCGATGTTGATGATGTTGAGGTGCATGGCGTTGTTGGCCCATGCAACGGCCATATCGAGCGCGTCTTCACGCACGCATAGCGGGGTGTTGAATATCATGCTGGCGAGTCGGGGGTATTTCATTGGAGGGCCTTTGCAATTTGGTCAACCGCTTGCGCGTCGGGTTTGGGTTTGGTGACGTTGGGGTCGGATGCGTCAACCATGTTGAGGGGTTGCAGGTACGCGCCGCCGCCATCTACCGGGGGCATGTTCTCGAATCGCCTGATGTCGTTGATGCTCAGCCAGCCCCATTGCCTGCCCACGGCGTAGGCCGCATAGCGGGCGCTTTGGTTGCCGCGCAATAGGCCGGATATGTTGAATTCAATGTAGTAGTCGTTGCGCTCTGACGGATTGAGCAGGTCGCGCTGCATGGCCTGTTCGTGGCGCTTTAGCCAGGGCATCAAGGCATAGACAACAAAGGCAATTTGTAGGTTTTCGACATTGTTGTAGGTCGCACCTTCCATGCTGCCGATCATGGGCAGGGGCATTTTGTAGATGCGTGCGATGTCCGAGTCCGATAGGCGCAGCGCGTTAATCAGCTCTGCGTCAACGTTACTTACTGTCAGCGGCTTGAAGGTCATGCCCTCTTGCAGCACGGCCACCTTGCCAGCGTTGCCAGAGCCACCAAACTTTTCCGTCCACTTGTTCGCTATGTTTTGCAGTACTGATTCGTCTTTTAGTGCTGGTGCGCCTGCGGGTCGCTCCAATACGCCAGACAAGGCGCTGCCGTGCAGGAACGACTTTGCGCTGAATTCACTTAAGGCCAGTGCGTAGCCGATGCTGTTGGCGTGATTGATGATTGGGCTGATGCCAAGGTAGCCGTCCAGCGATAGCCACCTGACGTGGTGGATCATGCGCTGCGGCATGGGGTCAGCACCTTCAAAGCGGTAAAACGGCTGTAGGTCCGGGCCTTTTAGGACGGTGATTTTTGTCGGGTCGAGCGGATACAAGGCAACCACGTTGCCGCGTTTGTCGCGTTCGATGTAGCTGTAGCTGTTGCCTCGCAAGCCAGCGGCCATTTGGCTTATTTCGCGATATTCAAAGGTGGTTTGCCAGCCGTTTGGAGTGTGTTTGAGTACCGGGTACAGGCTATGTTCTGTGGCGGCTTCACGCCCACCGTCTGCGGTGCGGCGATACAACTCCAGCGGTAACTGTGCCACGGATTCAGCAAGCAGGCTGACGCAGTTTTGCAGCACTGGGATACTGAGGGCGCTGTTGGTAGTGACCAACTGGCCCGACGATGCCGTGGTGGAGCCCAGCAGCGCGGATGACCAGCCCGCGTTGCGGCCAATCTCTTCGGTGGTGCGTTTGAATAGCATCAGTGGGCCGCCCGGTCTGCCGCTACACCAAAGGCGATCAGCAGCACGCCAGCGATGATGGCAGCATAGGCCACGCTGAGTATGGCAACGCCTGTCACCAGGGCAATGAACCCCGTGGTCATGGCGGCCAGTGCTATTTTTTCGGTTTTGGTCATAGGTAAACGGCTTCGTTGTAGATGGATTGCTGAGTTGCCGGTGTTGTCATTGATCGGCCAATAGCCATGATTAAGGCGACAACTGCGTCAATTTTGTTTTCGTTTCGCTCTTTTATCGGCTTGATGTTGTCGCCTTCGTCACGTTTTGCCATGGTGTTACTGATCATCCAAGTCAGGGCCGGGCATCCATCGTGGTGTAACCTGCCATCAAGGACAATCTGCTCTAAAAACTTCATGGGCTCAGATAGCGTCTTTGCACCCTGGCGCATTTCAACCATCGTCAAGCCTTCTTCGATCAAAGTGCTGGCAAGGTGCGTTGAATTCCACGGGTCAAAGCCTATTTCTTTGATCTGAAAGCGTTCAGCGTCATCTCTGATTGACGCTGCAACGATTTCATAATCTGTGACGTTGCCGGGTGTTTCAATCAGGTGTCCGCTGCGCACCCAGCCGCTGTACTGGCTGTTTTTTCCGTCCATGATGGCTGATTCCGGTAGAAAGTAATCACCAAAAACGTAATAGTGCTTTACGCCGTCAATCATGCGAGAAAACAAACGAACCTTTGCACAGATGTCGCTTCGCGTTGCAAGGTCAAGTCCGATATAGCAGTCTTGGCCTTCAAAATCATCAAGGCTTATGGTGTGGTCTGCGCATTTATCCCATGCTCGCATATCCATCCAAGCGGTTGATGCATTCACCCAAACGTCAAGGTGTTTTGTCAGAAAGTTGTTTGCAGCAGACGGCATCTGCATTGCTTTTTGTTGCAACGGGATAACGATTTCAGGCATTACGGATATTCCCCAGTTTGGGTTTGCTTTTATCAATGCCGCTTCGCTCATCCAGTCGTCAGAATCGTCAATCGAGAAAATAATTCCAAACTGAGTTTCATCTATGGCGCTGCCGCCTTCAACTTTGTAACCCATGCCGTTATGCTTGATCAGGGTTTCATTCAGAACTTGCGTTACAAATCCTCTGACTTCATAACAAATACCAGCACGGTCGCTGCCTGATGTGGTGATAACCCACAGCATTGATTGCTTGCGCTTTCCCATTGCGGTTTCAACTACGTCATACACGGCGCGGGTTTTGTGGGCATGGAGTTCGTCAATGCAAAAAAAATGTCCATTTAACCCGTCGAGCGTTGACCCTTCAGCAGATAACGCTTCAAATTTAGATGCAGTTTTTAGGACGTGGATATTGTGGGCAGTAACTACTGCTCCAAACTTATCCCTTAGCCCTTTATTGGCTCTTGCCATGTGCTGAGCGTCGCCAAAAACAATCCTTGCTTGTTGTCTTGTTGTTGCAAGGCTATAACAATCTGAGCCGCCTTCACCATCTGCTAATAGCATATAAAGGCCAACACCGCTTGATAGTGCGCTTTTACCATTTCCCCTACAGACTTCAACATAAACACGCCTATAGCGCCTATATCCTTCGCTATTAATCCACCCGAATATGGTTGTTAATATGAAAATTTGCCAAGGCTCTAGAGTTATCTTTTGAGTAGCAAGTGGCCCTTTGACGTGGGTCAGCAGCTCTAAAAATTTGCAAACCTTTTCGGCTCTTGCGTTATCAAATCTGTATGGTGAACTCTTGTTTTTCCACTTCTTTAAGTCGTCTTGCTGCCTTTTGCAAGCTGCCTTGACCCA